ATGACTCGCCATTGATGGTTAGTAGCAGCCCATTGGGATAGACTGCTACCAACACAAGTGATTTAGAATGGGATGGAATCGTCATCCAGCATAATCCGTGGCTTTTCCACGGTCTCAGCTATCTTCTTGAACCCGCCTTGCTGCACGTTAGCTGATACACTATCGGCTGCTTGGTAATCTCTGTCCAAGGTACGTTCATTGATTACGATATCCATAGACCCATCATCATTCTGGAACACAGAGATGCTGTGCCGTGTATCCTTAGACAACACTAGGTCAACAGGTTCCTTGCCCTTGTAAGGCTTCCAGTTGCTGTTGCCGTGTGTGGCTTTCTTGTCTGCGTCATTAGGGAATACACGGATAGTTGTGAGTTTATTGAGGGCCATTAACTGTCTCCTTTACTTAGTCTGTCCTCATGCTTCATAAACAATTCCAGTATGTGCTTGGCACGTTCTGGATTGCGCTTCTTAATCTCTTGTATCTTTGGTTTCATCTCCTCAAATAGCCCATGAACTTTAGAAATGTGTCGCGCCTGTGTCAACCTGGACGACATGTCCATATAAAAGGCTTTATCATACCTTTCATTCTGCGCATCTAAATCATCATCGGAGAGTCGGTCAGACGGGGCCGGAGGTGTTTGACTTGGAGGGTCTTTCTCGACAGCCGCCGCCTGAACAGGTGTTGTACCAGCTTCTTTTGCTTCGTCAATATGTTTTTGCTTGCGAGGTACAGCTTCCATCTCATTAGCTGATGCGTATTCACCGCCCGATAAACCAAGACTGGCTAGTGCGCGGCCTATGGCAGATGTCTCAGCGTTCTCCAAAGCAGATGTAGTATTCACATGGCCTTGGCCTCTGATTTCTTCAGCCATACCAGAACCAACGGTGATACCATCCTTGTTTGTAACTACAGCTTTGACTACGACACGGTGTCCATCGTCCACCAGTATCTGTGTGTCGATACCAAAGTCTGCGCCTACGGTGCGGCGAAATGCCTCAACACGATGCACCACCTGTAGGTACATCTTGCCACCTTTTTGTTTTATGGCGTGGTCTCTGTGTAGTTCATTGACCAGCCCCATTGCCTCTTGAATATTACTCATTGTCGTTTGCCTCTTGATAGTCAGTAATAACTTTCATAAAAGACGCAAGCATAGTGTGCAGTTCATCAATACTTTTCTGCATATGTGCCATGTCTTTTTCTAAACGGTTAAGCCTCTCAGATGTAAAGTCGATAGCTTGCGCGTGTTCTGCTTCTATCTCAGTCATGGTTTACCCTCGCCAATCTCATTGCTTGTTCCAAATCTTCCATAGATTCTTTGATAGCACTTTGTGCATTTAACATCATCTTAAGCTGACCATGTAATCGCGGTATAATTACTGCTAACTTGTCCTCATCGAATCTATACTTGGTATTATACGCAGCATTGCGGCATCTTAATCTGTAGCCATGGTCGAACAGGACTTGTTCAATATGACTGATACTTTTCTTTCCAAGATTAGGTATCCTGGACAGTTCCATTCTAGTCATTTCGGCAAGGTCTTCTAACGTGACCATGTTATTCTGACGCAAGGCGTTTTTAGTTATTACCATCAAGTCTGTATCTAATATCCTTTTATTCTGTTTCATTACCACCCCTCCGTAGTTCATAGTTATTCCTAATGCACTCTATGCACCCGCCATTTCTTGTGTCGCGTTCTGCGATATGACCGTGCTTGCACATATTGCCAGTAAAATATCTGCTTAGACCTTTTGCCCTAGCCTCTATTCTAGTCATAACGGGTACATCAAGCTGATATATTTCTGGTATGCGTAGTGCCTCTCGTATTTCTGCGTAAGTTGGTACGTTCATTCTGCCCTCCATAGTTCAGTTTGTTCCGGTGCCTTGCGCCATGTAATTGGACACTGAACCGAATCAATTTTTCTTGCCATTAATTCTGGACACCGTGGTTTATCTTTGAAGTTTCTTGCCACATTCACGCTGTCTGCTGATGCGAAAGGCCACCTTTTGCCAGACAAGGAGAGTCCACGCAACATATGTATCCAAGGAATGTTTTTTTGAGTTTGTATTAGTTTGTTAAATGCTGCGTCAGCGCGTTGACACCAACTTTCAGAACCGACTTCCCAATATTTTCCACTGCTACCAAAACAAACCTTGCCATAGTTTTCACACAAGTAGACAAGATAATCTAAAGACATAGCCATATGCCAAACAGGCGCACCCAAAGCCTTGTCATAAGGCCATGTTTTTAATAATTCACGTTGTTGCTTTTCATCACCATCAATAACATCTGGTATAACTGCCCAATGCGGATGGCCTAACTTACCGTCAAGCCAACCGTAAAACTTGTTATGGCAAAAACTTTTGCCAGAACGGAACGCTGTAAACGCACCATTATCCCACATAATAGATTGCCCTATTTGCAAACAAACATCAGCATCCTCTGGGTTAGCAAAACTAACACAAAAATGTTTGCCAGACATTTTGTATAGTTCTACCCGTGGTGTTAAAGGTGTGCCGTGGTAATGAATCATGGCTTTTGACTTGACCAAATGCTTACACCGCTGTGTTCGCCGTTTATAATAACCTCGCAACCAAAATGGTTGACCGTTGCAGAAACCAAGTCCTCTTGAAATATGGGGTGAGTTTTTATGGTGTCGAAAAATTCAAGAATGTCCTCAACGAGAATCTTTTGACTAGACTCCAATGTAACTTCGTATTTAATTTTTTCACCGTCAACTGGACACTCAACATCCTTAACAACCAAATCATAAACATGCTTAGTTTTCATTTTTACCCTCCATCCATTTCCAAACAAAAACTGCTGCAATCATTTTACTCGCCACCATGATGGCAAGCCCATACCAACTAAAGAAGCCAACAATCATCATAAATGTAGCACTGTCGATAGGTGTGCTTACAACTGATGAAATTAAAATACGGTCTTTTAAGGGCTTTTTAGTAACTGTGTAGACAAGCCAATCGGCAAACTCACTTATCGCAAAGGCGGCAGCAGACGCATATGCAACATACGGGTCAGCTAACAAATAGCTTGCCAACAGCCCGGCTGTCATCACAAATAAAACTCTGTGACCAAGTTCTTTTTGCGCGAAATCTCTCAGCACAAAGACTAACCCAACCAAAAGACTCATTGGCGCGAACATTTCACCGCCAGGAATAGGTATAAGCGGTATATAAGTGAAGCCTAAGTTGGCAGTTACAACCGCCAAAAAGTAATAAGATGAATATTTCATTCTGACCTCCATGCTTGCTTGGCAATGTCCAATATCTCAGGGCCATGCCGTTGTGCTATCTCAGCATAGTCAGGTGTGACCATGCCAAATAGTGTTCTCCAGTTACCATTTGCAGCTTTCATCAGGTTCTGTAGCACAAGCCAACGCTGTACGATTGATTCATACATCTCATTAAGCACTGATGGCTTTAGCATGTCACAGTTATCAGGTGTTGCTAGGTGATAACCCTCACCCGTGACAAACAGCAAAGCTGGTGTCAGTCCTGTGCCTTTCCAGTAGACAGCCTGTTGCATCACCTGTTGCATAGTTGGTTCTGTCTTAGGCTTTGGTACGCGCCACGTTCTTGTGCCATCTTTCTTTGTTGGATTAGCCATGGGCAGACTGCATTTCAAATCAATCTGTCTAGTGTCATCCGCAAAGTCCAAGAACATAATGGTAGGTATGTCTAGGCGGTCATCCTTGAATGTGCGCTGGTATTCGCCTACTAGTTCCACATTCTTACCAAAGTATTCTTCCAGCCCATCAATAGCATGGCGAATCATCTGTGGGATGACATCCTTACACGCCTCATATACATCAGCATCCTTGCCAGCATCCCATTTAATAGGTGTGTAGTTCATGTACTCTGTCATGGCATGTCGGATAGACTCATCCACTGACAAGCCCTCTTGCTGGCCTCTCACGGGCGAGTAATCGTGCAATCCAAAGTAATGGTCACAGCCTTCCTGTACTACCTGCCCAGCACGGGGACGGGCAGACATTGGAAACTGCATCTTGTATTCTTTGCGCAGATACAGCTTGAAGATATTTTCATATGTTGATTGTGTACCGCCGGATGCGCTGTTGTGATAACAGCCAAACTCTTTGCGGTAGTCTGGTATTGTGTATTCCATTTGACCCTCCAAAAGTGAGAGACAGTAGCTGTGATATGCTTATCCCAAAAGAACCATCAAAGGAGTTGCTACCGTCTCTCTAGATTGTGTTACCACCCTGTAGACAATCTGTCAACACTGTATTAGTATGCAGTTATGTACTTAAAAGATTACATTAGAGAACAAAGACTTAGCATGAGGCGGTTTGCAAGTAAAGCTGGTTTATCTGTCTCTGCTGTGTCTCTCATCGTGCGGAATAAGCGGTTTCCCCAGCCGGAAACTATGCGTAGGATATTTCTTGCAACTGATGGAAAGGTGAAAGCTGATGACTTCTTCAAGCAATATCACGGACAATGACTGGGTGCCTTGCCCTGAGTGTGGCGGCGAGGGGAAGTATGAGGTCGAGGTCGCTGTTGTTGACCATATGCGCGGCGGCTATCTGCAAGACGTAACTGTCGAGTGTGAGTTATGCGGTGGGTTCGGCGAAGTCGAGGCTGATGAGGCTGAGATATTTATTGAGGTGCATTTAGAGGGTGGTGAAAGCTATCACTAGGTGGGTGTGTCGTTATGCACTGGCAGATGAACCAGTGCCGGATGGCTGGGAATGTAAGCCAATGCAAGGTTGGCACGGTGCTGAAGGCCGTGTGATATGGAGTAAGCAAGTGACCAATCCGTTTAAGTTACCTGATGATAACGTGCAAATAAGTTTTAGCGGCGGCAGGACATCTGCATACATGCTGCATGAGATACTAAAAGCGAATAATGGCTTGCCTGACAACGCTGTTGTTGCTTTCCAAAACACGGGCAAAGAGATGCCGCAGACGTTAGACTTTGTGCAAGAGGTGTCTGAACAATGGAACGTGCCTATTGTTTGGCTGGAATACGACATCACAGATGAAGGTAAAAACTCTTTCAAGGTTGTTAATCACAACAGCGCAAGCAGAAACGGTGAGCCATTTGACAAGCTGATTGATAAATATGGGCGATTGCCTAACGCTAGGTTTCGTTTCTGCACTGGTGTGTTGAAGATGCAAACAGGACAGAAATACTTGAAATCTTTGGGCTGGAAACACTGGACAAATGTTGTTGGCATTAGGGCTGATGAACCACGCCGCCTTACAAAGAAAACAGAGGGCAACATAGATTTGTTTTACCCGTTGGGTGAGGCTGGCAAGACCAAGCATGATGTCGAGGCTTTCTGGGCAACGCAACCGTTTGATTTGAATCTACCTATCTTCAATGGCAAGACAATGAAGGGTAACTGTGACTTTTGCTTTCTCAAAAGTGAGGCAACGCTTGCTATGATGGCGAGGGAACACCCTGAACTAGCCCAATGGTGGATTGACGCAGAACGCAGACTGAATAATAGATTTGAACGCAACAGAGATATGGCTAGTTTAGTTGAGTTTGTTTCTCGCCAACAGGATTGGGTGTTCGATGAAGAAGATTACTTTTGTCAGGCAGATGGTGGAGAGTGTACGGGATGACAAATTCTAGGCAGAAAGGTGCATCCTTCGAACGCGAGATAAGCAACAAGATAAATGAATGGTTCCAAGAATACACGGGGTATGACATCGAAGTGAAGCGAGACTTAGAACAATACCGTGCGTCTGACCATGGCGACATCATCGGGCTACCTGGCTGGACGATTGAGTGCAAGCGGTACAACAGCCACGGTTCTATCTATTACAAGCGTGAATGGTGGGAACAGGTTGTCACCGCCTCTCTCTCTGCTGGCACACAACCAGTCCTAATCTACAAGTATGACAGGCAACCGATATGCTGTGTGGTGTTTCTCTCCAGCATCAATGCCGACTATGCTGGCAAGCAGGACACGGTGATAATACCTTTCTCTACTTGGTGTATGCTGGCATCTGAATCATTGTGTGACAATGACTTATGAAAAGGGGGTTGACAGGTTTTCTGCTGTTTGTATAATCGCTTCCAGCGGAGTTTAATAAAACTTGCTATGCTAAACTTGCTAAATAAAACCTGATATTTATATAAAAAATCTGGATGTTAAACTTGCTAAGCCTAGCAAGTTTTATATAACTTGCTAAGCATAGCACCCTTTCTCTGCTAGTTATTTTTCTTCCAATTCGATAGCTTCAATAGCCATCTCTATTACTCTGCTGATAGCTGTTTCGCCTGATTCATAGGCTTGTATGCTTCTGCGAGACAACCCCAACCTTTCAGCAATTCCATCTTGTGTATAGCCTAAGAATTGCCGCCTTTCTCTAAACTCTGTAGGTGTCATCATCAATCCTCTAGTCCCATTGGTTGCTTTTTAAGCAGTTCCTCGCGGATGCTATCGGTGATGGTGGCAACGCCTACGTCCAGCAAATCCATGTCATGCTGATTTATCAGGTGTTGCATGTACTGCCGCGCTTTCTCTGCAGTGTCGAACACTTCCCAAGATTGCGCCTCTGTTGTTTTGCCTACCGCACTAATGCGGTAGGCTACTGTTGCAAATACTAGGTACATTTCTAAGCCTCCTCTCTTTCTGATATAAACTTGCACTCAATATCGTGATATTTGCAGTAACCTATAATGGCATATATCTGTTCCATATCTGCCGCTAGGTCTGAAAAATAGACGCTAGTTTTGGGGTTTTCTTTCTCTTCAAAAAGCCAGACGACAGTGTCGTATGTTGTCCCGCCTTTCTCTAAGTCCAACACATCGGAACCCCAACACATCATGCCCAACATAGGCATTTTTGCCGAATCACCGACAGACATAGCCTCGCCTAAGTGTTTAGATATGAAACTACATGCGAATAAAAATTTACTGTCCATTGTTTAGCCCTCTCTTTTCACTGTGAAACCTGATGCCAATGTGACTCCATCAAGCACCGTTTCTATTATGTTTAAGTGTTCCTCGCTTTCTCCGCTTAACTCTAAGCCAGCTTGCATAAACTTTTTATGCACCTTTCTTCGCTTTGCCATGGTGCAATCACGCATGTAATGGCGGTATTCATAAGCCCAGAAATATGCCAGCCCTAAATAGCTATCGGTTCCGATAAAGGTTTTGTCTAATTGCCTGATTGCTTGTGACGCCTCAAAGGTGACCACCTCGCTGTTAAAATCTATTATTGATGTGCTTGCCATTGGTTTTCCCTCTCTATGTGTTTAATGGCGATTTAAAGGCCACTGACAGGCCGCAGCCCGTCAATGGTAGGGTTTATGCTATCGGCTAGCTATGCCAGCCCATACAGCGGTTATGAGGCCGCCGTATAACAATGTTACCTGTGTAACAAATGCGCCTGTTGTATCCGGTACCATTGACGCGCCAATGATAAAGGCAAGGCAGCCTGTGAATATGAATAGCTTTGTCATGGTTAAAACTCACTCTCTAAGATGCTTTGTAGGTTTATCAGCTTATCTTCTAGCGTTTCTTTCTCTGCTAGTTGTTGTCTGATTCGAGGGTTTTCTAATGCTATGTGTTCATCTATGCAAAGTTGACCGCATAAGATAGAAAACCGATACAAAATTTGTCTTGTTTCATTTGTCATTTGTTCAACCCCCCTATTTACAAGCCCATAATTCAGCCAAGGCATCATCTAAGCCAAGCGCATCATCATAATAGTAAGCCTCTGCCTTATCCGACCACCAATAGCCTTCAATGGTTTTGGTGCGTGTATTAATCCAGATATTCGGGCCGCCATAGGCGACTAGCACTCTTGCGCCTAGGTATTCGCCTTGGCTGCTTACCGTGTATTCTATGTCAAGCGCATCCGACAGATAGTCATAAGCGTTGCACGGTTCCTCTGAGTCGTGCGTTTCATATTCGCCTGAGTCAATTTGTTCTGCAATGTGTTTGCATTGCTGAAATAGCTGTTCCTGTGTATCTATCTTTTCCATTGTGTAACCCTCCAAGGTTTGTTGCGTTGTCGGCTATTCGCCGCATAGATTGCCGCCGTAACAGCAAACTATGAGGCGGCACGGTTGCCCGTGCCAGCCGTTGTTATGCTTTTATTGTTTCATAGGTTGCAGCAAACGTATCTTTCGACGGATAGTCGCGCCAATGCTTATCAGTCTGGAACAAATGGTAATCACCGTCATGGTCTTGTGTAATAACTTGTGACCGCCAAGGCCGCGCCAAGTTGTTTGCAGTCATTAGGGTTTCATGCAGTCCATCATAGTTGCCAATAAAGCAGCCGTTGTTATGATTGCCGATAATCTGAGGCGGTGATGCTGAATGATACCAGATTGTTAGTTTTGTTTTAGACATTGTTTAACCCTCCAAGGTTGATTCGATTAATGGTGCAAAGAATATGACAAGGCCAAGAATGGCAAAGCCAAGCGGAAAGAATAAGCCTGATTGAAAGCCTGTAATGGCATCCATCAATGAGGCCAGCATCATTACAAGACCGATAATCATTAGCAGAATATTGTTGAACATTGTTTGACCCTCCAAGGTTTAGTTAGCTGTTTTCTCTATCTCTATGTATCTCTCAAGCCAGCTTGTAATCTCGTCTTGCCAGCTTTCCTTGCCGTATTTTTCCGCCCAATTAAGAGTATAGGCCAGCAACCTCCCTGCGTCTTGTTCGCACTCGTCTGCCTCTTGTTCTAAGCCGTTTGCAAAAACAAAACTCGCAAAAACTTCGCACAGTTCGTCGACGTTCATGCCTTCTCTTAATTCGTCGTGATTCATTAACATTGTTTAACCCTCCAAGGTTTGTTGTCTTGATTCTTAGATAGCGCACTATCTGCGCATAGTCAACCCCTCAATGCAAAAAAATGTAAAAAAAGTTTACACCGTGCAAAAAAGTTTGTTTATATATATAAGTGTGGCAAGGGTTGATTTTGTTTGGGTTTATTTTTTGGGAGGGTTGGATTTGTCATTTATTGCACGCACAACGCACAACCAACACCGCGCTGCATTGCAAGCGCAAGCGTATCATAGTGTGACATATTTGCAACAGTGTTGTATCCAGGCAACAGTGCAGGATTGCAACAGTGTGATATAAAAGCAACACATAGGGGGGGCATGTTTTGAGAGGCGGCACCCCCGACAGCGACCGCCGACGTTATCATCCATTAATAAGACATATTCAACACACACCCAGAGGTAACATGACCAAACTAACAAAACAGCGAACCGACATTATCTTATCCAGCATAGCTGACGGGCATAGCATTGTTGATGTGTGCGAGGCTACTGGCGTATCCAGAACTGCGTTCTACCAGCGTTGCAAGCGCGATGAGGAGTTTGCAGCGGCTGTGAAAGAGGCACAGCAGTACAGCGCGGAGAAGGCGTTAGAAGAACTAGACACGTTGTATAGCGATGCGCTACACGGAGTTAAGGATTATAACCCGCATGTGTTGAGGGACTATGCCCATCATGTGCGCTGGAAGGCTGGCAAGATATTGCCTGAGAAGTTTGGCGAGGCCAAGAACCGTGCTGGCGTAGAGGTGAGTGACGGTACTGTGAGGATATTGTGGGAGACTGATGGTGGCACAACCAGTTAAGATACCTTACAAGCCTAGACCCTTACAGGCTGAGATGCACAATAGCCTGAAGCGGTGGAATGTGCTTGTGATGCACAGACGCTTTGGCAAAACGGTCTGGGCGGTAAATGAATTAATCAAGAAG